AAAATAGCATAAACAATTATAATGACGAATTAAATTTGCTTCAAAATTACAAATATTATTTTCAAAAGGAGAATTATAATGATATCATGAAAAACGTATTGGATAACAAAGTATCGCGGATATTTATTGACAGCAATTATAAAGAGTTGGTTTCTGTTGATAATTTACCTGATAATTTACCAAATGACGACATATATAGTCATTACCATCTTGCCGATATAAATCCAATAGTTATACCAAATTTAATTTCAAAGACAACCGAAACTCATATTCCAATTTATTTTGTAAATTTTACGTCTGAAAATATTATCGGGATACAAAATTTTATATTTAACTTATTCGGAGTAATGTCAAATTTATTTCCATTTTTTCTGTTATTTCTTTTTCTCTCTTCGTTGAGAAATATGAATTCAATTGGAGCACAAACACAGATAAAACCATTAAAAAATAGACCATCAACTAATACATCTTCAGTTTCTAATAATCCATTTGGGTTTTTCCCTAACTTTCAAAAAGAAGAAGATATTGAAGAGTTCGTAAAACCAAATGTTTCACTCAGTAGTTGGGCTGGAAGTCCTGAAGTTATTGAAGAATGTAAAGAGGTTATTTCTTATATAGAAAGCAAAGAAAAGTTTCAAATAATTGGTGCAGAAATGCCAAAAGGTATTTTACTTGAAGGACCACCTGGAACAGGTAAAACAATGTTAGCAAAGGCTATTGCGACAGAAACAAACTCAACGTTCATATCTACGTCTGGTTCTGAATTTGTAGAAATGTTTGTCGGCATGGGAGCGGCCAGAGTTCGCGACTTATTTGAAACCGCTAGAGAGAATATTCCATGTATTATATTTATTGACGAGATTGATGCAGTTGGTAGGCAACGCGGATCAGGTGCAAATATGATTAACGATGAAAGAGAGCAAACATTAAACCAACTTTTGTATGAAATGGACGGATTTAATAATAACGAAGATATACTCGTTATGGCCGCCACAAATCGCAAGGATATTCTTGACAAAGCTCTTATTCGTCCTGGCAGATTTGATCGTATCATAAAAATTCCACTTCCAGATAAAAGTTCGAGAGAAAAGATTTTAGCACATTATCTAAGAACAAAAAACGTAATGAAAACAATGGATATAACAGCTATAGCGGAACTAACAGAAGGATTTTCTGGAGCACAACTAAAAAATTTGATTAACGAAGCCGCAATCATTTCTGTACGAAATAACTTTACTGTAATTCAAGAACAATTTATTTTTGACGCTTTTGAGAAATCAATTGTGGGCTTAATAAAATCTAACGCAAATGTTAGTCCTACTACTAAATTAAGAGTAGCTATTCACGAAAGTGGACACTCTTTATTAGCTCTAAAGTTTAGCGAATATTTTTATTTTCAAAAGGCATCAATACAACCGACATATAATGGTGCGGGTGGTTATACTATATTTTCTGAAAACCCTGATATTAAAGAGGGTGGACTTTATACAAAAGATATTTTAAAAAAACGATTAATTATTTATATGGGAGGAAAGGCAGCAGAAGAAATTTATTATGGTAACGAGTTTGTATCATTAGGAGCTTACCAAGACCTTAGACAATCAAATAACCTCGCTCAAAAAATGGTTGGTAATTTTGGAATGGGAGAGAAACTAGAAGTGTTTTTTAGTGAAGATATTAGCGATGACGCTGCCGCTAGAGGGTTTGCATTAGGAGAGAGATATTCTCAAGAAACAAAAACCATAATAGATAGAGAAGCGCTAGATTTAGTAAAAGAATCGTATATTTACGCAAAAGACTTCTTAGAAAAAAATAAAGATAAACTTATAGAGTTTACTGAATTGTTACTAAATAATACTGTTATTTACAGACGCGACCTAGAAAATAACCATAATTTCACACTTTACTAAAATTATATTTCCATCCGAATATTTTATTTATATTTTCTTGAATTTAAATAAAATAATCATTTTTTATATATGATATTTGCTGACATTTCAAATTTCAATAAAGCCAGCGACTATTTACCTATTTTTAACGGATGTCTAAATGCTGATTTAGTCGTCCTATTTTTAGTCTTTCATAATGTATTCAAATCAGCATATTTAAAAAAGTGGTATAAACGTTTTAGTTTAAGCGCTGTAATTGCTGATATACTAATTCTTTTTATTGGTATTATTATTACGCGTTATTTATATAAATACTTATTTAAGGAATTTAATATTATTTATTTTACTGGACTAGCTGTTTTGATACAAATAATACACGATATACTATTTTATTTATTTTTTACAGCTATTCCGTTAAAGTATAACTTTATGTTAGATTTTTTCAAATTATACGCTAAAGAAGTCGGAATAGGTGCTATTTTAGGAGATAGTTTTATGATGATAATTGCATGTCTGTTTAGTTCTTATTTTGCTTCTCTTAACGTAAATCTTAATATTATTTATCTAGTTATATCGATGTATTTTTTACCTTATATGATTTATTATGAAGGATAAAGATGTGGTACGTTAAAAAGAGCGAATAAGATTAATAATATAAGTTGTAGAAGCAAATAATATACCTCCCCATAAAGTATCCATTATTACTGTTAATATAGACCAATTATTTAATAACGCATAATTAGTAGTTTCATATACGCCATAAATTACTAAACCCAATAAAAATGCTTCACTCACGCTTTTACGAGGTTTAATAATAAAATAATTTATCCCAGTTATTAGGAATAAATAACACAAAGCTATTCCCAAAAATTTAACTTTAATAGGCGCACCTTGGACGTCTTTTATTTGTTTTTGAAAATAACCTTTAATGGCATTTAAATAAATGGAATCCATTACTATAAAAACGATCGCACTAATTAGCGTTAAATAATTAAACATTTATATATTATTTAAATATTTTTATATCTTTAGATATAGTTAATATTTTTTCAAAACTTTTTTACTATAGTATTATATAAATGTCAACTTCTATTGGATATAGTAGCGCTATTAATGGATCAAATGTAGCTTTTGGGATTTTAGCTTCTAGTCCAAAAAATAACGGAGGAGCTATTAATGGATGGATGCCAAAACAAACGCAAACAACTGACAAAAGATATCCTGAATTCGAACATATACGTTTTACATTAAAAAATGCATGGAACACTACATACCCATCACAACTCGAGCGTAATAATTTAAAACAAAGTATTACAACACCATTTCGCGCTGTAAATAACGCAGGGGATTTGTTGGGTAGAGAGAATTATTCATGTGGCGGGTCCTGTCAAACATATCAGAGTAGACCTGGACTAAGAGGTTTAAAGTCTCGTTTTGGTAGTATATCCGACTCGTGCACTCCGTCAGCAGCTTATAATACTTTACAATTAAATACAAATATTCCATCAGCTAGTTGTAATGTTAGATACGTTTATGATAGTTCAGACTATATAACATATTTAAAACAAAAAGCAATTGTGAAAAATTATAATGATTTGTCTTATGGTGGTGACCAAAGTAATGCTAGTCAATCTGTAGTTAGAGCCATTAAGAGATATTAAAGAAATAAATTTATAATATATCTATAACATATTATATAATATATTATATAATATATTATGAACAAAAACGATAACAGAAAACAAATATTATACCAAAAAACGGATTTCAATAGACATTTGATATGTCAACTACCTTCCATTATTAAGTGTATAAAATGTAAACGCAATAATAATATAATTTCTAAAGATTTATTAAGCCAATTATGTTTATTTTGTGGTAGTCCAAACTATATAAAGAGAGAAAATTTGTGATAAGTATTTTATTTTATTATTTTTATAGAAGTATATATTAAATGACAACTCCATATGCTATTTCGACAAATATAGGGTCTGTATCTTATAATAATTATGTAAATGCTCCCATTACTGGACCATTAAACACAAATCAAACACCTAGCCAAATTCCATACCATAGTTACGGAACTTTAACTGGTATTAGACCAACACCACCACAGTTTTATAGTATGCAAACACCTATAGAAGCTCAAATGAACACAAATGCCAGACATCAATATTTAAGAACTTCTGTCAATAACGAAGAACTAGCAAAACAAGTACTTTTAGGAAAATTATCGCAACCTATAGGTTACCAAATAAATTCGTCTGGTAGAATGGTTGCGACATCAAGTCATACAAACTATATTCCTCCTATTCCATCTTCTTTACGCGTTAATATTATAAAAGCCAATGCAGTAGGCCAAAGTGGCTATAAAGTAAATTTACCAAATTCAGCTCCTATTTCAACAAAAAATTATTATCCAAGTGGCACAAGATCGAGCTTAAGAAGAGCGCGTTCAGGTGGTTGTGTAGCACCAGCAAAAAAAGGGGCAATACAAAATACCAGTTTATCAAACGGAAACATTTGCGGCTGGGGTTCAATTGTAAGACAAAATTATTAAATTTCGTAAATAAAAATAATATTTAGTATTATTATAATATGCCATATAGTTTTCCATCTTTAACTCCTACATATGGTTTAGGAAGTATGAGTAGAACAGGACCTGCTATTCTTATCAGCAGTCCTCGTAGTAGAATTGGTTCTCAAGGTAGAATTTATGCGTACATGAAATCGAGAGGTTTAGGTGCACAATACGTTCAATTTTTAATTAAATCAATTGGCCCTCAACCTTATGTTAATCCTTTTTCTTATATTTAAAAAGTTTATAAGTATTTAGTAGAATTTATTGGGACAATGTCTTTAATTGATGTTATTTAGCGACAAGAAAATGGATGTGCGTACAATCTGGATGTAACTATTTCTCTCTATTATTGCCAGAAAAATATAAAAATTGACGTTTAAATCTACATAATAACAGAATTTTAGGCGAAGATCCTGCTTACTATTTTTACATTAGATTTGTTTAACTTTAATAAAATTATCATATAATTTGTTATATTATAATTTCTTATTATATTATAAATGAGCTATTTACCAGGAAATACTAATACAGGAAATACTAATAACCCAATTTTGAAAAATATTACAGATGGGTTAAATTTTGCAAACGCAAAAATTGGTGAAGCAGCAAAAAAAGTTCAAGACACCGCAACAGATGCAGTTAGAACTGTTACCGGTAATCAACAACCACAAGGACTTTATGGAACTCCAGCTGCGCCTTCAGGAGGGAAAAAGAGAAGAAGTAGAGGAAAGAGAGGAGGATATAGTGCAAACACACCTTTAAATAACATTGCATCAAGCGCGTCTCCATATAAAGGTGTTGAAACCGCACAGCCACATAACTGGGTCGGCGGAAAATCTAAAAGAGGCGGTCGCAGACGTAAAACACGCAGAACACGTAGAAATCGCAGGTCACGTAGAATGCGTAGATAAATAAAAAAACATATTTAGAAAAATCCTATTAAATTTATGTAGTATGGATTTAATTGCGGATTCAGATATTTATGTACCTAGCATGAATGATATAGGTGAATATATTGATAAAATTCCGTCATTTGCTAATTTTAAAAACGGTTTAAGGTGTCCTTGTGGAACTAGGAAAGATAAAACATATGATTGTGCAGCATATTTTACAACACATATAAAGACACAAACACATAAAAAATGGTTGACTGAAATGAATACGAATAAAAAAAACTATTACACAGAAAACGTTCAACTAAAAGAAACGATAAGTAACCAAAAAATTATTATTGCACGACTAGAAAAGGACATAAATGTAAAAATAAAAACAATAGATTATTTAACTCAACAGTTAGTTAGCAGAGAGACTACTAATAATGAGGTATCAAATTTGTTAGATTTTGATTAAACGATATTACCATATTTATCTTTATCTATTAAAACTTCTTTCGCCAATTTTTTAATGATTTTGTCTTCTTTTTCAATATCATTATCACCATATCCTCCCATTGCTTCAATAATAAGTTTATTAAACTGATCTGAAAATGGAGACGTACTTTTGCCGCAATCAGGATGTTTTTCTTTAAATTCAGGTATAAGTCTAGTATTTTTATGTGCTATTTTTTTTATTACTTTTCTAATTTTTATGTTATCTTCATTTTCTTTTTCCCATTTATTGTCGTCTTTTATATATAATACTTCTCTCTTATAATCAGTGCAATGTACCGGCCTTTTTTCTACGTCAAGTGCTTTTAAATTTTTTACTATAATATTAGATATACCATCAACAAATCCCAATTTGCCCACATTTTCAAGGTCTGTTAACTGAAGTTTTACAGAATCCGCAAATTCCATTATATTCATGGCATTTTTACAAGTTTCGTTTAAAAATATTTGTAAATTAAATGTCTTGTTATGTGAATTCGTATTTATTGTATTATGCGTTCCATTTTTTATAACTTCTACCATCAAACTCTTCATCTCTGCATTTTCTTTCATTAAGTATTTCATGATCTCCTTAAGTTCATAATTTTCACTTTGACATGTTTCGTTTTGTTGCGGCAAATTATTTGTTTCGCTTACGGACATTTTTTTAACTTCATCAATCCCTACAGTACATTTTTTTTTGTGTCTCCATAACCCTGAGTTGTCTTTATATTTTTTGTCGCATAAACTACATGCATATGGGTATTTTAGTGCATTTTGCATTGAAAACCCTTGCGACTCCTTTTTTTTATGTTTTATGGTGTCTAAATGTCTTTTAAAATCTTTTTTATTAGACGTATTAAAGTAACAAATATCACAAGAATAATTTAGGGGTTTTTTTTGGGAAAAATCATTGCTAGACATTGTTATAATATGTCAATACAAAAAACCCTTTAAACTTTTTTTGCAAAAAATAAAAAAAATATCGTAACAAATTTTATAAAACTTTTTTTGTCACCAGATGCTAATTTTTCATTATGGTCACAAAATCAGTTTTTTCATAAACTTTTTTTGGAAAATCGATTTTGGACATTTTTTTTGTCCATTTTTGAAATTCCCAAAAAAGTCTTGGAAAAAAAAACTGAAAATTTTATATAATAAATTGAAAATATAACTTAAAGAAAATGGTCAAACAAAATTACAATATCCAAGTTAAAACTTAGTCTACTGTTAAATCAATTGTACATGTTACAAATGTGTCAGGATAAGGTAGTCCATTAACACATCCAGGGCAAGAATGTGAAATATTCTCTCTACCAAATCCAAAATCTTTTGACCACCAACAAGATTGGCATATTCTATGTTTTATTTTGCCTCTTTCATTTACCTGACATTTAAGTGGAATTAGGCTACCATGAATGCCGATTTTTTTAAGGCACATACAGCACGTGACGATATATGATGTTACTAATTTGTTATTGTATGTATTTAATGACATGATGATATTTATTTATTATTTGAAAATAAATAAATATTATAATTTCAATTTTTTTATTTAGACTTATTTATAAGACAATACAAAATATAAAGCCCTACACCTGCTAAGCTCATAAAATACAACTGGTCTAATGGGTCTTCTGGTAATACAGGCGCTGCATCTTTAGCTATGCTCGCTGTCGTGAAAGTTTCATTACATTTTTTTCCGTTTACTGGATTTGTTCTATTTTGAAACCAACATGCATCCATATTACCAATATCGGCTAATGTAACATAATGCGTTTCAGCTGAAGAATTATTATTAACATCTACAGTTTGCATTGTAATTTCTTGGCAGTCAGGAGTTGCTCCAGAGAGAAAAGAAGACATTATTGCAAAAGGATTTAATGCGTTTAAGTTACCCATTGCTCCTGGTATAAGTCCTTTAAATTCTGAAAAATTAACACCAAGGCCTTGTGAAATGAATGGAATATTACCATCTGGAATATTATTTATATAAATATACCTATCTACTAGATTTCCACTTGCTTTGTCTTTGCATTTACCACCAGTCTGAAGAAAAAATTTATTTCCTAAAGGCCCTCCTGTTGAAGATGCATTACCGTTTCCGCTAACTAATAATTCTACATATTGAATTAGTCCATTAATATCTCTACCTAATGCTGATAAACTACCTTCATCGCTCATACCAATTTGGTTAGGCATTTTAATATTCTTATAATATGGATAAGTAGGTCCTAATAGTTTGTCTTGTACGGCTTGTGAATCTTGCAATACTTCTTGAAATATATTCGACATAATACTTAATTTATATAGATATATTTATTTTATTATTTTCAAATTATTTTATGGTGTATTTGTAGATGCTCCTGTCCCTGTTATATTTGGTGTTACGCCACCTGTCATTTTTGTAGAATAACTTTGTTGCGCTGCCATCATTTGTGCTACTTGTTCTTGTAAGGTAATAAGGTTGCCACTTATATCTTGAACTTCTTTATTTAGTCCTAATAAATCGTCTAATTTTTCTTTTAAAAATGATATATTTCCTGCATTTTGTTGTGCTAAGATAAGAGCATTTTGAGGATTATTCATATCGTATGGCTGATATTCACCGTTGGTAAGACCTTCGATGATTGAATTATTTATATACGCTAAAAATATTTGATAAATTATTAATATAACAAAAAAAACTATAAGTAAATTTATTAACGATATCATTAATATAATATAATATTAGTTTTTATTTTCTTCAATAATATTATAAATGTCATCAGCCTTTTACCCATTAGGAATGAATTCAATGCCATCATCAGGATATAATCATAAAAGTGCTTATTATAATAAAAAATATTTATCCTGGAAAGGAACCGGTTATTTAAGTAACCCAGTTGGCACTGCATCTGGGCATATTAGACCATTAACAAATAATGATATTGGTAATGTATTTCAATCAGGTTCATTCCCGTCAAGAACTTATTCAGGTGTTAGAGTATTTATTCCGAGACCAATTAAACATTTTAGAAAAGGAAAAGTTATACCATCTCTTCCTATTACTGATGTACCAAATGTTATAGGTAATGACCCTTATAACAGCGAAAACACCTTAGATATTAATGAAACACAACTAATAAACTATAACATGAACCGTTTTGTTTCATCTAGTAAAGGAACTTCGCTCGGAGGTGGTTTTGGCGGTTCAGGTCTTCTTAGTGAATTACAGGATAAACCAGGCGCATATATTGTTAAACAAAATACTCTAGACGAAACTGACGGTGTAAGTCAGTTAAATAATAACTGTAAATCTTGCGAAGGTGTTGGTATCGTAGTGAATTATTCGCCGAATACAACATACTTAACAGAAAATCCTGAAGCAAATGTATCAAACCCGGTATTATGTTGTAATCAAGAATATAAAGCAAAAAGACGCGCTATCTATGCTAGCACTAATTTGTCAAAAAAATATTATACAACATCGTCTCAATATTTACAAAATCGATGTAAAACTTATAACCAAAAGGCTTTTAATTTTTTGTCTTATCAGTCGCTTGATAATTCAGTTTATAATTCTAATCCATATTACATTTCTACGCAAACGAGTAGTGACGTGAAAGCAGGAAGTCCATTAGCACTTTCAAATACTTATTTGGCTAACTGTCAGTCAAATGCTCAGCAATATGACGCTACACAAAACGCTATGATATCTCAAATGCTAGATATGATGTTAAATCTAAATATAATAACTCAAACAGAAATAGATGCATTTTATACGCTTAATATTAATTCTATTGACGGATTTTTTGCTTGGATAAATGAACTACCAAGTTCACAAAAAACATCGGCTTTAAATGTATTTACCAATTATATTAGCAACCCATACTGGGGTATGCCTATTTCTGGACCATCTAATCCAACAGGTTGTCAGCTTGTTGTATATAAACCAAACAACTACCAATATGCTAAACAAGGGGCTGTTTCTAGTTCTACCAGAAATCTTAAGTTAAATGTTGATACAATATCTACTAATGCGGCATCAATACAAAATTATAATAATACTGGAGCTCAGTTAGTTACAGCCAATGAGTTATATGCTGGTAATGCAAATAATTATAATAATGTTCTTAAAAATAAAGTGCCATCGTGTAATACTCCATATCCACTAAATTTTAGACAATCAGGGCCATATCAAAATAAAAAATTCTGTTATTATTCGGATTTAAAAAAATATCAAAATCCGGTTTCAAAACCTGGTGTATATCGTTATTATCCTTCAACATATAGAAGTTCAAATCATTTCTCTCAATCACCAAATACATATAATACGACTACTGGATCTGCTGCATACTAAATAAACAAAAATAAACAAATATTTTTTGTAAACATTGTAGTTATTTATTATTTTTATAAAAATAATAAATAATTATAAAAAATCTATAAATTTATCATCTTTTTCTTTATAAATCGGTAAAAATATATTGCATTTATCAATGAATTTATTACATGGAATTTTATACTTTTCACACCAGTTAATTGATTTTTGAATATTAATATTTTTTATGGTTTCAATTTTATCGGATTTATTTTTATTTCTAAATATATTTATTATCATATCTAGCGACTCTAATTGTTGTTGTCCAATTGTAATATTTATATCTTCTAGTTTTGTAATA